CCATTTAAATTTAAGGCGGTGGGCGGAGTTAACGGGTTAGCATCGGCCCAAGTCACGGGTGTCTCTAGACCTGCACTATTAACAATATAACCGACAATTCTCCCTAAACTATTAATCCCACTGGCAAATCCCTCAATTGCCCCATTTAAATTAATATTTAAGGCGGTGGGTGGAGTTAACGGGTCAGCATCGGCCCAAGTCACGGGTGTCCGGACACCAGCACTATCACGAATATAACCAACAATTGTCCCTAAACTATTAATCCCAATGGCAAATCCACTAATTGCCCCATTTAAATTAATATTTAAGGCGGTGGGCGGAGTTAACGGGTTAGCATCGGCCCAAGTGACGGGTATCCGGACACCATTACTATCAGCAATAGAACCGACAATTCTCCCTAAACTATTAATCCCATAGGCATATCCCTCAGTTGCCCCATTTAAATTAATATTTAAGGCGGTGGGTGGAGTTAACGGGTTAGCATCGGCCCACGTCACGGGTGTTTGGACACCTGCAATAAACATAAAACCGACAATTCTCCCTAAATTATTAATCCCATAGGCTGCTCCAACTGAACCATTTGAAATTAAGGTGGTGGGTACCGTATCCGGGTCAGCATTGGCCCAAGTCACGGGTGTAAATCCACCACTATAACGGATCTCACCGACAATTCTACCTAAACTATTAATCCCATAGGCAGTTCCAACAGTTGTCCCATCTAAATTTAAGGCGATGGGTACCGTATCCGGGAAAGCATCGGCCCAAGTCACGGGTGAACGTTCACCAATATAATAGATATCACCGACAATTGTCATTATATATATATATATACTAAATATATAAAAACACAACCTTTTAATAACCTTTTGAGAAAAGGTTCAAGCGAAGCAGAATGGACCAAAACCCGACACTAAACGCGTATAATTTTATGTGTGAAATAAGGTGCAAATTTAGGCGTGAACTGAAACGCGATTAGGGCGCAAAGTAAGGCGTGAACTGAAACGCGATTAGGGTGTATTTTGGCCCCACCTTTTCCTAAAAGGTGGTTTCTAAAAGGTTGAGGTTGCGTTATAGTTACCTCACTTTTTCTAAAAGTGTTTTCTAAAAGACAACAGATGGAACCCTTCGACACCAAAATTGCCTCTTTAACCTATTTAACCAATCCACTCTATCAACAAGTTTTAAAACAGCAAACCCAACATACAGTGCACAACAGTAAATCCGATATTAAGTTTTATCGGAAGCGTATAACCGCTTTAACTAAAGATATGTTGAAAGGCGAGATACCGGATAATAGTTATATTAAAACAATCTACGAAACCTATGTCAATGGGTTGATCAAGTATTTTAAAATGGTAGATACCTCTGATATTATCCAGCAACAATATGTGAATGCGGATGACACAACTGACGAGTTGACACACGAAGAGAGAAAAAAAACAGAGGATACAACCGACGGTATCACCCATAACCATAACGAAATTCCCATAGACAATACGTTGATGCGCAAATACGCTGGCGTATCTACTTTAGATAATTTTGTAATTAAACAACCAAATGAAACCAAAGAGACTAGAATTATTCCCTTGATAATAGACGTAGATTTAAAAGAACCGAGTTTAAAAAAGAAAGGGGTGAAAGAAAAGGTAAAGAAAAATGTAAAAGGCGCAGAACAAAGCGAAAAACTGGTTATAAAACGCAAAACAATCTTAAATGATAATATTATCTAACGTAATAATATCTAGTGTAATAGTAATGTCAACCGCCAGAAAACGTAATAAGAAAAATAATAAAACTAATAAAACTAATAAAAATAATAAATTAAAAAAAAATAAGCAGACCAGACGCGCGTTTAAAAAAGCCAACTGTGCGCCCACCAACGAAAAGAAGGATTACACCTGTTATAGTGATAGTGCGCTGCTTAAAATGCGGAATTTATGGAATGCTCGGCACCCGGACCACAAAATCCAAGTAGAAACGCCCCACGATATTTGGAAACAATTAAAGGTAAACATGCAGGACGTCTGTGACATTGAAACCTGCTGGTTAAATCAACAGTTTATTGAAAATGCCGTGGATAAAGAATTGGCGTCTTATACCTTTTCGCCAAAGTCTCCCAAGAGTTGGAAGAAAAACCCGACGGAGTGGTTGTCTAGTGTGGACATTGAAAACGTGATGAAACAGTATGAACGCGCGTATAAATGTTTTGACTTTATCGGACCGTCGCCGATTGATTTTGACACCAATAAATTATACGGGAAATGTGTGTGGGAGGAACTCTGTCATTTTGATTTAAAGAAACATATTACCAAAGGCAAAAATAAAATTGGCATCATATTCAATACGGATCCACACTATTTAAGCGGTTCGCATTGGATTTCTCTCTTCATTAATATTAAGAAGCAGTTTATTTTCTTTTTTGACAGCAACGGGGATCCAGTGCCAAAGGAGATTGCTGCTTTATGTGTCCGGATTATTCAACAAGCCAAAACCTTGGGCATTACCTTGACTTTCCAGCAAAATGCCCCAATGGAACATCAATATGAAAATACCGAATGTGGAATGTATTCGCTCTATTTTATAATTAATATGGTGAAAGATACACATGATTATCAGTATTTTATGAAACACCGTGTACCGGATGAAAATATGAAGAAAATGCGATTGAAATATTTTAGTTAGCTTATACTTGTAAACTTATACTTGTAAACTTATACTTAATTGTAAACTTATATAAACATAAGTTATGATTATATGGAATGAGTTATACCACAACAATGGATAATGACATGAGTTTACCCGATAAATTTATATCTCAGGATAATAAACGGCTCTTATGGGGAATTATGGTAGAACACAATGTATTTAATAATATATCAAATAAATATGTCAATAATATCAAGGCTGATTTTGAAGAAAAAATACAAAGACTTAAAGGCACAATCACAGGCAATGATACCATTTTGGAATTAAATAAAAAAACTATACTCCAAATGATGGAAGACGTTAAAAAATATAAAGAGACTGCCCCTCAACACGTACCTGCTGCTGAAGTATTGAATAAAAAACAAGTGCAATTTCAAAAAGGTCTCCAAACAAAACAAGAAGAATTCAACCGATTAATTCAGCCGGTTAAACCGCAAACGATTGACTTCTCAGACAAAATAGATGATGAACCGATTGGTTCGGAAATGGATATGAAACTCTCTCAAACGATTGCATGGAGAGAACAGCAGTTAAGTCAGGTATTAGAAAAACAAAATCCGGTAGAAGCAAATGAATGGATTAATAATGGAAAAAAAGTAATTGCCAATACTGCAAAAGCAAAACCTCTTACAAATTCAACCAATCATATTAAGATTGGTGAACCTACCAATATTGACGAGAGTAGTTTTATTAATCTTAAAAAAGTCAGCTTTGCGGAAGATAAAGGAACGAATGATAAAGGAACGAATGATAAAGGAACGAATGATAAAGGGACAAATAGTAATAAATCAGTCATACCTTTTAATTTTATGGATAAATTAAAGAAAAAAGAGAGAGATAGTGTTGAATTATCAAAAGCGGATATAAACACAGATATAAACACAGATATAAACACAGATATAAACACAGATATTAACACAGATATTAACGCGGATATAAAAGCATATGTAAAAGCATATATAAAAGCAGAGCTAACTAATGTAACGGCCGATGTAAACCAATTGTTACTTGATAATAAATTAATTTTAGCAAATCAAGAAAAAATAATGGATATACTAGAACAGGTTGCATTTCAAACAGGGATTATATAATAAACAATAAAATTGATTTCTCTCTTGTTCTTTTATGTATACGTATTAAACTCTAAAATGCCTGCTGCAATCTGTTGCGTGAAACGAGCAATCAAACCCATATTTGAATGTGTTACCGGGTTTATAACTATATTTCTCCTGTATTACTTTTGTAAACATGTATACAAAAGTAAGTTTATCATTGCGGGCAGAATGAATGAATTGGATACGTATATCTTACACCTACTGAATATAATAAATATTATTTGTATTTGGACGGTCTTTGTGGGATTCATGGCGAAACAATTGAGGTGCAGGTGTCAATAGTGTCAATGATAAATACACATCCAAAAATACACCGCAAAACTGGTTTCCCAATTTAACAATTGAAAGTTTTTTTCACCGTTTAGATGCTGACCTTCACTGCTTTGCAATGCCGATTTATATTTCCAATTTTTTATTAACTGTTCTTTGTTAGAGTATTCACTCAGCGTCAGCAGACCCGGTCCTATCCGCTCGTGTATACCGTCGGTGGTTTCGGCAAATCCATCCGTAGAATTTGCCGTGTCAATCAATGCTGTCAATTCTTGTAAATAGTATTTTGCTCCGCCCCACTCCCGGATCTCGTTCAATAAATGTTTATTTTGTGTTTTATACGTAAACCGCTGTATTAACTCTTGGAGTTCAACCGGCAGGGCGTGAAAGGATTGTTTGAGCTGTGTATTGAGGTCCATTTTTTCTCTTAATGGTATCTAATTGTATATAAAAGTATATAATTGTATATAATTGTAAATCAATTTTATATTTTTT